GCGATTAGGTAATATTTTATTATTCGCCTGTTGTGCTATTTTCCACCCCCATGGTGAAGGGATGTAAGATTTTGGAATCGTTTTCACTTCTTCGTAGTCACCTTCATAAACGTCTTCACCAACGTCATCACCATCAACAACAATGGTTTCCGCTTTTAACCTATATAAGACCATCTCAAAAGCATGTTTGCAGAAGGGCCCCCCAGCCCACATGAACAAATTATATGGTTTTTTCTTGTGGCCAAATTCACTATTAACCCCCTCGCGGCTCGCTTTGTCAATGTCTTCAATCCTATAAACAAAACCCATTCTTTTCAACGCCATCATGTTTCGACAAAATTCACGTGATCCAGACTTGTTTCTTGACATATCTTTTCGAACATATCTAAAACGTATTTTATAAAAAGACTTATCCAGATAACTTGTTTTTGTTCCGTCACCATCCAAATCATTTGACGGAATTTCATTCGCGAAATCAATTCGTTTCCTAATTTTTCTATTAACCCAAAGGTCAATACCTTCGTCATCGTCATCACGTTTTTGGTCAACCTCAACCCAAACATCTTCGTCAATTTGTTCACCCTCCAAATTATTTTGGATTTCTTGAAATTCTTCATTTGTTAATTCTGGGATGTCTTTATTAAATTTTTTTTTTTTGTGTTTTGCGATTAGTTCTTCCATTTTTTCAATGGTCACGTCTTCGATGTCAATTCCTTCTTTTTCTTCTTCAATAACTTTTTCCGCGTCTATAAATTCCGCCGGTTTAACTGTCTTGAAATATATATCAAGGCTGTCAATACCATTTACACGAAAGATTTTTTCAAGTCCTTCCAATAATGTTGATTGAAAGGGTTTGATTACAGAAGACAACAATAATTCAAAGCTATCTTTGATTTCTTCGGCGTTGTTTCCGAATCCAGAACCATCACCCTTCACACCAAATAATAACGGAGAAACAATACGATGCGCTGTCAATACCTTTCTTGAAACCTCCGAAGACAAAAATTGATATTTGTCATCGTTGTCACCCGTGTTTAATGGGATAACCTCGGGGGCCGTGTCTTTTCCTTCATTGAATGTCAAAATTAGTTTTCCACTATTTCCAGAACCGGAAAATTTCGCGTTCAATTTACGTTCAACCTCCATTCTTTCTTCGTCTGTGGGAATACCATTCGAGAAATTCACCATACATGAAGGCATAAAATTATTTTCTATGTTCGCCAAATGTAGTTCCGCGATTGACATATCTAATTGAATATAATCCGTCCCCCCAACGTAATCCGGTATTCCATAATAGAATGATTGTGGATTGTATTCTTTTATTGTGCTGGAATATGTTTGATTTCATGAACGGCCGTTTTTGTTTTATTCCAAATTACATTGACATAACAAGTTCCAAACAACTTCAAATCAAAAGACAAATTTTTGATTGTGTTTCTATTTCCACGATTTAAAAGTTTCGCAAAAACAAGATATTGTTCTTTTGCATCACCCTCCAAAATGTCTTTGTCAACAACGTCAAGTCCTTGATATGTTCCTTGTTGGTCACCCGCAATCATTGCCGCCACCCCTTTGATTATAGCACTATTTATCCCGCTACCTGTGAATAATTCAATCAAGTATTGTGGATACAAATTGTCCAAACCAAATTCAATCCAAGCTTTAGAATCTTTTTCACTAATGTGTGGGATGTTGTAATGTGACAAATCCACAACGGACATATTAAAATTATTTTTTTTCTTTTTCATTTAGATTGATGTATTTGTTATGAACACCGGTGATGTTGATGTTTGTTCATATTCATTATATGTGATTGATGGGTTGTTCTTTGCACTAAAATTCAAAATCCCGTTCCAAATTACTTTCACAATTGAACCATCCGTCGGATCAAGATTCGTTGTTGATGTTTGTTGCCAGATTTTGACATTATAAAATCCGTATGGATATTCTTTAGTTCCCATATATATGGAACCAGTCAAAGGCGCTTCACCGGATGAATTTTTGATTGTATAGTATATCTGCCAATATCGAGATTGATAAGTTTTTGTCAAGGTTGTTGGAAGAAAATATTTGGTTTTGTTTGTTTCTTGACTTGTGTATCCAATCAAAGGTTTGAACGTGTCAACATTGGCCGCCGTGTGGTCAAGGTTGCTAAACAAATCCAATCGTATATAATTGGGTGATGGTGAAGTTGTCGAATCTCTAATCGCTTGAATCATGTTTGATTTTCTTTTTCTTCTTTTGTGTTTCAAAATACTTGTCACCAAATCGTGATTGAATATGCTCGCCAAGTGTCAACCGATAATGTGAAACTTTTTCGTCAAGATATTCTTTTTTTACTATAATCATAGGGTGTCTTTTTTTATAAATATAAATATCTGCTTTTTGTTTACAAAAAAAAAGACGACCGAAGTCGCCCTTTTTCAAAACAGAATAGAAAAACAATTCTTTACGTCGGTGTTGTTCCGACTGTGATTGTAACGTTTGCCGGTGTTGAAATCGCGTCAAATGGATACTTTGCCGTTCCAACTCCTGCCGTAGCTTTTACAATATAGTTTTCAGTTTCTTGGGATGTGAAAGTCAAAGTGAATCCCGAAAGATCCCCTTTCGCCGTTCCCGTGCTCATTGCTCCCGCAGTCACGGAACATCCAAATCGTGTTCCTAATAAGAACACGTTGTCATTTGCATCAAGAACCCAAACTTGACAACGACCTTTTAAAATGTTGTCTAAATGTGGAATGTCTTCTTTGACAATTTTTTGCAATGTAACGTCCAAAACTTGTTCGTAATATGTTGAACCCGTCGCGTCATCACTTGTAAAATTTGCGTTAAACGTTGCCGTGTTTGGTCTAAGGTCATATTGGTATAATGTGACCGCACTGTCAATGTCGGTAATCTCATTTGACGTGATTGTCAATTTCGATAATAAGTCCGCATCGTAATTCAACAAGAAAATCTTATTGATTCCGCCGATGACGTCTTTACACCCAACGGCTCTGCCCTCAGAAACATCACACCCAAATTCGTATAATTTATTGGCCATTTTTATTTTTTTAAAAGGTTAAAAAAGGGGGTGTGTTTCAACCCCCATTTAATAATATTATCCAGCGTAAAGAGTGATATCAGAACCGAACGCGTAGTTCACACCCGCGTTGAATCTCATAATCATTCTCACGTTGTCCGACCCGTCAAGTTCTGCCATGTCTAAAACACGAACTTCACTTGAAGAACCGTCCGTTGCAAAAAACATATTTGACGTTCTTCCTGCAATCATTGTGTCGGCTGCCATTCCCGGAGCGTGCGCAAGTCTCACCCCATTATAAGACAAATTCCAACCCTCTCTCATGTTGTATTCGTTAAAATAACCAAGAGCCGCTTGTGCTTGAATATAAAATCTCCATGCAGATGTTGGAATCCAGATTTTTAAATCTTCTTTTCCATAGACTGCCGTTGGAATAGTTGAAACAACTTTTCCAAGTTCTGCGACAATGTTCCCCGCGTTTAAGGTTGTTGCACCTGCAACGTCATTCACGTCACCATCAGCCAAAGCCAATTTTCTGAATCCGTCAAATTGTCCGTTGGTGTCGGTTGTTCCGTCCCATATTGAAGTTTGTAT